ATATCAATCTTATGTAACTGATGAAATTACAAGACAAGCACAGATGGCACAAAACCGATTAGGTGCCGAAGCTGTTATGTCTGGTGCATTCGGTGGTGGTAGACAAGGTATTGCTCAAGCAGAATTAGAAAGAGCTAGATTAGCTCAGATTGGTCAAGCGCAAGCTCAAGGATTCCAAACTGCATTAGGTGCAGCTCAACAACAAAGAGCACAACAATTAGCATCTGGACAAGCTTTAGGTCAAATGGGTGCTCAACAACAAGCAATGGGTCTTGCAGATATTCAAGCACAATTACAAGCAGGTGCTCTACAAAGAGGTATCGGACAACAAGCTCTTGAGGCTCAAAGACAGACTGCATTACAAAGAGCATACGAACCTTATCAAAGAATTGAATTCTTAAAAGGTATTATGACTAACTTACCAACAACACAGAGTACATTAACAGCAACCACGGCTCCCGGTGCTAATCCATTAGCTCAAGCAGCAGGAACAGGATTAGGGGCTTATGCCGCTTATAACTTAATGCAACCGAGGTAGCTATGGATGAAGTATTAACTAGAAAATTATTTAAAGATAGATATTTTAAATCTTTAAAACCAAAAGTAAAACATTTTCAAACAGGAGGGCTTAGTTCTTTAACTCCTAAAGAAAAAGCTATTTATGCATCTACATTAGCAGCACCTTTATTACAAGCAAAAGGAAAAGGAATTGCTCCTGCATTATCTGCGTTAGGAGAAGGAATTGCAAAACTACCCTCAACTATTTTAGCAGTTGAAGAAAAAAAAGCTACTAAAGGTGTTAGAACATTATCGGACCAAGAATTAAAATCATATAACTTACCTACGGGAACTGTTGCACAAATAGATGGGGATGGGAAAATAACAGTCGTATCTAAGCCAACAGCTGAAGAATTAAAAGAAAGAAGAGGCTATCAAAGAACAAGAGGTTTGTTATCTGATATTGCAACAGATTATGTAAATTTAGGAAAACCAGTTGGTCCAGGAGATTTAAATAGAATTAGAGGATTTTTAGGTAAGGCTGCTGGAACTGATTACGCAAAACAATATGCTGGTTTTAAAACTAAAATAGATCAAGCAACAATTTTCTTAACACAAGCAATTTCTGGTGCACAGGTATCTGACCAAGAAAGAGAAAGAATTAAAGAATTGATTCCACAAGTAGGAGACACAGAAAGAGTTTTTGAAGCAAAACTAGAATCATTAGAAAAATATTTAGGAGCAGCTCAAGACATCTCTGAAAAAACTGGTGGAAATATTACAAGTGCAATTGAGATATTAGAAAAGTCTGGTGGTGTTGGACAATTTATAGATTTTACTACACCAGTTGGTTATGAAACAACAAAAAGTGGTGCAATTAAAATTATAACGGAGTAATGTATGGCAGAGGTTGTAGTAGCAGGACAAACATTCGAAATAAAAGGAGATGCACCTACTCCACAAGAACAGGTTGCTATTGATACATTTTTACAAGCAAGAAATCTTGATGATGAAAAAACTGGTATTCAAGATATAGATGAAGGTAGAGTTTTTTTAACACCAGATCAAATATTATCAGAAGCACAAAAAGGTAAATATAATAAAGACACTGAATCTTTTTTAGCCTCTCCCACATTTAAAAGAATAGTTACTGAGGTTGGTTTATCTATTGCTGGAGGTATTGCTGGTGCAGCTTTAGCTCCTTTTTCTGGAGGATCCTCTTTAGCATTAACCGCAACTATGGCTGCAAGAGTAGCTAGATTAGCAAGACCTCTTTTAAATATATCTGCAAACACTGTAGGTAAAATAGGAAGAGCTACAACAGGGGCAGCAATCGGGGGTGGTACCGGTGCAGGTATTGCTCAAGCATTTGATCCAAAAGAAGATATTGTAAAAGAAGTAGCAAGAGGCGCGTTCCAAGGGGGATTTGGTGAAGTGCTTGGTTTTGGTATGGCGGGTGCTTTAGGTAAAGTTTATAACAAAGTTGCAGGACAAAAAATTCAAATGATTAAAGGTGGTAGAGCTGCAGCTCAAACAATTTCAAGACAAAAAGCTTATTATAGTTTATTAGAAAAAGCTGCTGCAGGTGAAAAAATTACTGATGATTTAATTGCTAAAACACAAACAAAAATTGGATCACAATTAACTGAGGAACAAGCAAAAGTATTAAAAAATCCAGAGTTAGCTAAAAAAAGAGTAGATTATTTAATAGAAGAAAGAGGAGCAGATTTTTTCAAAAGAGTTGAGGAAGGTACTTTAACTCCAGCTTTAGTTACAGAAAATAATATGATTGATACTTTAGAAGGTATTATAGGAGCATCTTTCTTTGGTGGTGGTAGAATGTTAAATGCAGCACAAGGATCTAGATTAGGATTACTAGGTGCTATGGATGAGTTTGTTCAAACAACAATGAATGGTGTTGAAAAAGGTTTATTAGATCCAGGGACAGTAGGTGTTCAAATACAACAAGCGGTTACTAATAGTAATGTTGCATATAATAGAATTTTAACTGAAGGTTATAAGAAATTAATGCCTGCTATTAAAGAAGCAACTGAACAAGTTAGTAATGGTAACATTATTCCAAAACCAGGTTATGGAATAGATTTATCTTGGAATGGTGTTAGAAAAAATTATGTATGGAATTCTACAACTAGAGAAACAGAAAACAGTATGAGTTTATTTTCAACACTAAATGAAGAAGCAAGAAGATTAGATAGATTTAAACAAAAGGCAGGTGTCCAAGATGCAGTTGATTTAGTAAATGATTTAAAAACAATGAATCGAACATCTACAATAGATGAGGTTATGACTGAGTACAGGCAACTAAGTAGAAACCTCGCACAAAAAGGAGGTTCTCCAGAGTACCAAACTGTTGGTAGAAAACTTCAAAAAATATTAAAAGCAGAATTAGATAAAGCTAATTTGCCACCAGTATTAAGAGCAGAATATAATAAATTATCTCAATTAACTCAAATGGGTGGTCCTTTATATAATACAGGTATATTTTCAAAAATTGCAAAATATGATACTGGCCAAAAAGCCATCCTAGATCAAATACTAGTTAAAGGTAAAAATGATATTGCTACTGATTTCTTTAATAAATTAGATATGACAGATACAGGAATTGTAGACGGACTTAAAGGAGCAGGTAGAAGATTATTACCTAAAGCAGAAGCCGATATATTAAAAGATGCAATAAGAGGACAATTTATTAAAAGATTTATAAATGATTCTACTGAATTAAAAGATCAGTATATTTATTTACAAGCAAGTAAAGCTAGAAACTTTGTTGAAAAAGATTTTAAGGATCTTATCGCAGACCCATCTTTTTTAACTAGATCACAAGCAAAAAATTTAGAAGAGTTTACTCAAGCTCTTAAATTTGCAGATGGAGCTATTAGTGCTCCAGGAGCTAAAAGAGGAAGAGGTACAATCTTTATTCAATTAAAAGAAGCTGGTGCATTAACACAATTAGGCTCTGTTGCTTTAGCTGGTGGTGGAGTTATTGATCCAGGAACTGCGGGTGCTTTTGTAGTTGCACCTTATGCATTATCTAGAATATTTACAAACCCTAAGTTAATGAATTTATTAATTAATGGTACTAAAGGCACTCCTAAAGATTTTGGACAATTTTCAAGATTAATGTCTCAACTTGGTACTGGATTAGTTTCTGAAGGATTAATTGATGAAGACCAAAATTCAATGGTTCAACAACATATTAAAACTAATCAATCAAACTATGAAAAAATATTTAAAGGTCAATTACCAGATAATGATTTTTACGGAGAACAATTAAGTGATTTTAATCCAGCTAACGAACCACAAATCCCAGTTGAATTAAATCAACCAATGAAGCCTACTGGTGCTTCTCCAATGAATACTGCAGTGCCTTTACCACAAGTTACTCCATCTTCTTTACCTCTAACTGGTGAAACACAAGGCCAAGACAGAATGCAATTAGCACAAACTCTAAATTTGTTTGGTAGATAATGCAAGAAGATACTAAAGATTTATTAGCTCATCAAAGAATCGATGACCATGAGAGGCTTTGTAGAATTATGCAAGAAGAAACAAATAAAAAAATTGATGCTATTCGTGACGATGTCCATAGATTAGAGAGAATTATGATTGCTTCTACTGCTTTTATTTTAACCACCATGGTTGGAATAATTGTTGCACTGGTATTTAAAATAAATTAAAAGACCTTGTGCGTCTTATAAAACAAGAAAATAAATTCTTTATAACTGATCTCAAACGAGAAAATAAATACGACTATCAGAAATATACACGGCAAGAGGAAGACGGATCACGGACCTACAATGTAGGAGATAAAAAGATTCCCTCTGTAACTACTATTCTATCTGCTACACAATCAGAAGAAAAGAAAGCTTCACTAGATAAATGGCGACAAAGAGTAGGTTACCAGGAAGCACAACGTATTACTAATCAAGCAGCTACACGTGGTACCGAAATGCATTATGTATTAGAGAATTATATAGATGGTGTAGGTTACTTAAACTTATCTCCAGAGGGTGCCGAAGCACGACTCATGGCTCACGAGATTGTAAACAATTTAGGTAAATTAAAAATAGTATATGGTAATGAAGTTAGTCTGGCTTATGATGAATTATGGGCAGGTGCTACAGACGTTGTAGGATTATATGATGATCAACCTACTATCATAGACTTTAAACAATCTAATAAACCTAAAAGAGAAGAATACATTGAAGATTATTATTATCAAATTGCAGCTTATTCATTGGCCCACAAAAAACAGTATGGTCCTATCACTCAAGGATTAATTTGTGTTTGTACTAAAGATAAACTGTATCAAGAATTTAAAATGAATGAAGCTAGATTAAGTGAGTATGAAGAAAAATGGTTAGAAAGAGTTCATAGATATCATGAGACTAAAGCCACTTCTGAACCTGTTCCCCAAGAGTCTTAGCAGATAATTCAATTTTGTTTTCTAAGTTATGTAATACCATTTCATCAATGGTATCTTTAACTATTAGATCTATGTAAGTTACTTGAGCCCCTTGGCCAATTCTATGAGCACGGTCTTCACTTTGTTGACGAACTTCAAGATTATAAGAGTTACTGAAATAAATAACGTACTTAGCAGCAGTAAGAGTAAGTCCATAACCTCCAACAGTAGGGTTCCCAACAAGGAAACGACATTCTTTATTATTTTGAAATTTTTCAACTGCTTCATTACGAACCTCAACGGAGTCTTTACCATAAATTGAAACAACAGAATCTTTACCATACTCATCCTCTAATTCTTTTTTTATTTGTTCTATGTTGTGTACATAGTTAGCCCAGATAATACATTTGTCTTCTATCTCATCTAAGATACTCATTAGTTCTTTTAATTTAGCATTTTTTTTAAAATCAATAATATTACCTTCATTAGTTTTAAGAAAACCATTAGCAACTTGTTGTAGTTTAAGTAGTTCAGTTAATTTATTGTTATAAGATACTTCATCATCTTGTAAAATAATTAAAGCGTTTTCTTTTAATCTATCATAAGCTTGTCTTTGTTCCTCTGATAATTCAATATATCTTTGGATATACATTTTTTCTGGTAGATCGAGACAATCTTTTTTTCTAACTCTATATGAAAAATTTTTTAATTTATATTCTAGTTCTTCTAAGTTCACATAATATTTAGGTATTTGAATACTGTAACCACCACGTTCAATATTATACATCACTGCATATCTAGATTTAAATACAGTAAAACTATCATAACCTAATAACTGTTTATCTAAAAAAGCACATTGCGAAAATAAATCTAAAGGAGATTTAGTAATAGGGGATCCAGTAAGTATTCTTTTATATCTAGCTAATTGTCCTAATTTAATAATTGATTTAGTTCTAGATGCTTTTAAATTTTTAATCGATGTACTTTCATCTAAGATAATCATACTTCTCATACCTACTTTAGATAACTTAGTTTCTAACCATTTCTTACCAGAGGCATGTGATAATGCTTCAACGTTCATTAAAACAAATGTTAATTTCTTAGGATCATATTCAAAGTTTTTATCTTTAGTAACTTTCCAAATATAACTATTAGTTTCAATTGGACAGTGGACATTAATTTCTTTTTGCCAATTCTGATAAACAGAATTAGGTGCAATTACAAATGCAAAATCGATAGCTAGTTTTTGATGAAGGTAAGCTGCATTGTCTATAGCAACTTTTGTTTTACCGGTACCCATCTCCATAAAGTATGCAAAATTTTTATGATTAGCGCCTTCAATTAAAGCTTGTTTTTGATGTTGGAATGGTTTTGTTTTATAATTATACATAAGTGAATTATTTAAATTATTTGTTTGCATTAATCAAATAAATAATATATTGATTCGATTACAAGGAGGTTCTTATGGACTTAGAAGCAGAATCTATCGTATCGATAGATACTGGGATGTCAGCAGACATCGCTAAATCTTGCAATAAGTTATTGGAAACTCAGAAAAAAATAGCAACGGCTGAAGAAGAGTTAAGTAAGTTAAAAGAAGTTGAGACTATTCTTTCTGAGCAAACAATTCCAAACTTAATGCAACAAGCAGGTATATCAATGTTTAAACTCATTGATGGTTCAAAGGTTGAGATTAAACCTTTTTATTCAGCTCGCATACCTGCTTCAAAAACTGAAGAAGCTTTTAATTGGCTTCGTGAACAAGGTCATGGTGATTTGATTAAAAACCAAATTACTTTAGAGTTTGGCATGAAACAAGATAATGAAGCGAAGTCTTTAGTTGAAGAGTTGAGAAACAAAGGTCTACCAGTTCAACAAAAAACAACTGTACATCCAAGTAGTTTAAAAGGATTTGTTAGAGAGCAAATTCAAGACTTGGGTAAAGATGTTCCAGTTGAATTGTTTGGAACTTATGTTGCAAGTAAAACTAAAATAACCACGAAGGAGTAAACAATGATAACAAAAGAAAAAGCACTAGCAACGAAAAAAGAAAATCTTCCATCTACTATTGATTTAGAAGCAATGGAAGGACAAGGTAACGAGTTCGTAACAGCTCGAGATACCAAACTACCAATCATCAAAATAATTTACCAAAACTCTAAAGTCTTGGATGATAAAGATACAAGATATGTAGAGGGTGCGGGGTTATATGATATATGGAGTGAAACGTCTGGAAAAATATGGAAAGCAAGAGAAGGCTTTTTAGTTACACCATGTCTGTACATTAATACATTTAATGAATGGAAAGATATGGGGGACTCTACAGGAAGACCTGTACAGATCCATACAGATCCAGCAATCATGAATGAAACAACAAGAGGTCCAGATGGTAAGGACAGATTACCAAACGGTAATTATGTTGAAGACACTGGTAACCACTTTGTTATGATTTTAGATAAAGATCTTAATGTAGAAGAACAGGCATTAATTACCATGAAATCTACTCAAAAGAAAAAATCTAAGATGTGGAATTCAATGATTCAATCGAGAAGGATACAGGGTAAAAAAGGAATGTTTAATCCTCCTAGTTTTTCTCAAGTGTATAAATTAACTGTCACAAGAGAATCGAGTAAAGATTATACTTGGGGTGGTTGGGTTATAGAGTTCAAGGAAATTCTATCTCCAGAGAAACATCTTAAAACTTTACAGAGTACTCAAGCGTTTTATCAGAGTGCTATGAAGAGTGATATTTTTGGTAAGGTAGATTTCGCATCAGAAAATCAATCTGAAGGAAATAACGCAAGTAATAAAGAATCTGTACCATTTTAATTATGGAACAGAAACTCTTAAAGATATTTGAGGGTAATTCTGAACTGTTCATTACTACTTCTCTTACGGGAGAAGTAGATGAACGGGGCAAGAGGGTAAGTAATACTTTCACGAAACACGAACCTGTTACTCTTGAATTATGGAAAGATCATATAGAAGGTAAACAAAGAATAGGGATCATGCCTGAAAAGGATGATTTATGTAGATGGGGATGTATAGATATAGATCCACAAAGTTATAAAGATTATTCACAAAAAAAAGTTATAGATATTCTTAGGGAAAATCAATTACCACTAGTTCCAGTTAGATCTAAGTCTGGAGGCTTACATTTATTTTTATTCTTAGATGATTGGTATCCAGTTAAAGATGTATTAAAAAAATTAAACGAGTGGAATAAAAATTTCTTTCAAGCATTAGAAGTATTTCCAATGAATAAGTGCATGAACATGCCTTACTTTAATATGAATGCTACTACTGAGTTTGCTTATAATGAAAACAATACACCAGTAATGATAGGAACATTTATAGAGCTTGTTGAAAATAAAATAGTATCCCTAAAGCAGCTTAATGAATTAAAAGTAAAAGAATATGAACCAGAGGAAGATTGGAAACATTATCCACCGTGTATTCAAAAAATGATTATGGATAAGTGGGCAGGTAATCATAGAAATGATTTACTTTATAATGTGGGTGTCCTGGAGATGAAAAAAGCTGACGGTAACATTAATGCTCAAGAGATGTCTAGAATATTACAAAAAAGAAACCAGGAAATATTTGTAACACCAATGGATCCAAAAGAAGTAGAATCTTCTGTAGCTAAATCAGTTGTTAAAAAAGATTATAGTTATAAGTGTCCACCTAAGCTTGGTGCTATTACACCTATATGTAACAAGGATGTATGTAAGTTTAGAAAGTTAGGTATTGGTTCACAAGTACCAGATTTAATTGATGAGTTTGAAGATATAGAGTTTACTAGAAGTCCTACTTCAATTGAATATTCTTTTGTATTCCAAGGAGAGAAGATAGTTATTAATCCAGAAGATATGAAGGATGAGAAATCTTTTAGAGTTAAGTTATTAAAGTATGGGATCTATTGGATAACTTTACCCAGACCAAAATCGGGTCCTTCTCCATTTGAGATGTTAATGGCAACAATAGTTAAGAAAGCAACTGAGAATGAGAAGATGAAGTTTGAAGATTCTGTAGAAGAACAGAAATATAGTTTTCTTAAAAAGTTTTTTGAAAGCCATATTGAAGAAGATGATTTTGATAAACTTAAAGATAACTATGTTGTATTGGATTCTGATTCTAATATTTGTTACTTTAAAAAGATTACCTTTGAAAATTTTTTAGGTAAGAACAAAGTATTTAGAAGTGCAAGTGAAGCATTAAATATGTTGGGTTGTGAAAGATTACCTTATCATCAAGGTGTACAAAATGTTTGGTGTGTAAAGATGCCTAAGTTTGTGGATTATAAAAACATAGGTACTGAGAATAAAGAATCTAAAGAAACAGTATCGGAGATGGATGATGAATTCCACACAGGAAAATTTAGAACTTAAAAAATTAAAAAAACTTTACCATAAAACAGTAAAGATATTTGGTCCACCAGGAACTGGAAAGACTTATACTTTAATTGAAAGAGTTTTAAAAAATCATATTAGAAAAGGAGTAAGGCCTAATGAAATTGCTTATCTGTCTTTTACTAACAAAGCAGTTAATACAGCTGTTAGAAGAACTATGGAATCTTTTCCGAACTATACCACAGATGACTTCTTAAGATTTAAAACATTACATACTTATTGTAGAAGATATTTTACTGAAGAAGTTTTTGATCCAAAAGATGCAACTATTGATTTTGCATTAAACACAAAAATTATTAAAACAAGTGACCAAAGATTAGTAGATGATAATTTTATGTATAAGGATTGGTCTTTAGGAATTTATAGTAAGGCTAGGAATTTATTAATCCAACCAGAGGAAGCTTATAAGAGAGAGGGTTATAAAAAAGATTCTTTGGATATCTTCTTTAGGAAAATAAAAACTTATGAAAATTATAAACTACATGGATCCTCTAAACCTTTAATTGACTTTGATGATATGATTGAGAAGGCTATTTATTTAGACTTTCCTAAATTAAAAATATTAATATTAGATGAAGCACAAGATTGTACACCATTACAATGGTCTGTTATTTTTAAAATGGCAGATAATGTAGATCGTATTTATTTAGCAGGAGATGATGACCAGGGTATATATAAATGGAATGGCGCAGATCCAAAATATTTTACAAGCTTCTTTCCCGGTAGAAAAGTTAAACTAAGAAAGACTCAAAGATTTGGGGAAGCCATTTATAAATTTTCTCAAGTAATTAGAAGAGGAATTATTGATAGTGAAGAGAAACAATATGAGCATGGTGAAATAAATGGTTATGTTAAAAGTTATTTATCATTTAGAGAGATACCTTTTGAAAAATTAAAAGAGGATTGGTACATCTTAGGTAGAATTAATGAAGCTGTAAATGAGTTAAGAATGTTAGCTAAAGATGCAGGCCTTTACTACAAAGATAACAGAGACACTAAATGTTTTGATGTTAAACAATGGGAAGCTATTAAGTCCTGGACGGCTATTACTAAGGGTAAAAAAATAGATAAAAGACAAGCAAGAAATATGTATAAATTTATTAGAGAATTAGAAAAACCAGAGTTTAGATTAGATAAATTTTGGATGAATGAACCAGATTTAAAAGAATATAACTTTGAAGATTTAAAAGAATGGTGTGGTCTTCAATTAAAAGATGAGGATAAAACTAAACCTTGGTATTGGATATTAAGAAGAAATTTTAAACCACAACAAGTAAGACACTTTATTAGATTATTAAGAAGATACGGACAAAAAGAATTAGATAAGGATCCATTAATTACTATAGATACAATACACAGTGTTAAAGGTGGAGAGGCTAATCATGTAGTGCTCTATAGTAAAGGTAACTATCCATCTGATTATGAAACTAAAAACAAACAAGAAAAAAGTGACGAACGTAAGGTTTGGTACACTGGTGCAACTAGAGCAAGAAAAACTTTACATTTATTACGAACTGACTATAAGTATAACTACCCAATTGGGTCTGATTATTTAATTTATGTCCAGGAGAAAAATGACAAGTAAAAATATATTTGATGAAGCATTTCCACAAGATAAGCAGATAGGGGGGAATCACTACAAGCAGTTTACGATTCAACCATGGGAGTTTATTAGAAAAAATGAATT